ATTGCTACCGGCAGTATTATATCTTGCATCAGCAAATAATACACCTTCTTCAGTTGTTTGATCAGTTTTATCAATCTGTACCCAAGCAAGTGTAGTTCCGTTCCATCTGTAAATTGTTGGAAAGTTTTCTAAATCTGCTGTGCTAATCCAAAGATCACCATCAACTAGAGCAGTTCCATCTGACTGACCTGTGTCTTTATTTGGCTCAGTTGCCGAAACAATTGGACCTGCTGGTGAACAGTTAGTGTATGCACCATAGTTTTGATAACCAACCCAAGTAGTACCATTATGAATCATAATGTCTACTTCTGAAAACTCTGGATTATACCAAAGTTGTCCATCTGCTGGTTCATTTTCTGGATCATTTGAACTTGCTTTAAAGTTACTTGCTGCTAATGGTTGCCATAAACTTGCAACAAAATCATCATCACTTCCTGCTGGTGCAGTATATAAATTTACTGTTCCTGCAAGTGAGTCAATGTTATAAGCAGAGTATGCACTAGCAATAGGAGCGTTAGCACCATCTGTAATTCTAAAATCTCCACCTAATTTATGGAAAATTTGTACTTCATTGTCAGTTGTTACTGCTGCTTCTACGTTAGTAAAGTTTGCACTATTAATTGCTTCTGCAAGTAAATCTGCATCTGTTGTTGCGCCTGTTGCAGTAAATGTTACTGATACTGCTGTTGCAAGGCTTTCAGAATTTTTAACACTTTCTGATAACTCAAATGTATTTGCACCTGCTGTGAATGTTGAAGCAGTTACTTCTGCTGATTTAATAGTGGTATTTCCAGTTCCAGCTCTGCGCCATACTCTAAATGTTGCAGTTGACGGAGTTGCATCAAAACCACCGTGTTCGTTTGCATTTGATTGAACAAACAATGCATCTGTTGCAATGTTGTTACCGCCACCGCTTCTATCTAACCAATATAAAGCAGAGTGTCCTGAACTATAAATTGGAGCATTTACTGCATTCCAAGTAGTAGTTGCAGATGACCAATTGTAAACTCTCCATCTTGCACCGTTGTTAGGCTCAGTTGTTTTTAACCAAACACTTCCTGTTGGGCGAGGAGCAGTATCATTAGTTTTCCATTGTGGAACACTTGTATGTGCTGACTGCTGTAATGTAGGAGCATAATATGTTCCTTTACTAATACCTAATGCAGCAAAGTCTACTGCTGGTGTTGTACTCGCGTCATCAATAATAATCGCTTGTGTAAGAGTTGAGTCTGGATTATTTGCATCTGCTTCTTTGCCTTGTGCGTAAAGATAAAGTTTACCGCTTACGTTTCTAGCATAGATGCCTTGTGTTCTGCTAATCTGACCGTTAATATTTGTTACTAAATCGTCAAGTGTACCAGTTACTTCAAAGTCTGTGCTGTTGATACTAAACTTACCACTTGATGCAGTAAATGTGCCGCCTGTAACTGTTGGGTGACTTGCTGTCCAGTCGTTTGATCCAACTAGTACCCATTCGCCTGCAGTTGGAGAAACACCATTACCAGCGGATTTGTAATACACTTTTGCTGTTTCTTTTGTTGCTACGAATGATCCTGAACCATCTACTGTTTCAAAAACAATTGCATAATCTCCGATAGCACCTACTGAACCTTTAGGTTTTCCTGTACCGGAATCAATTTTTGTTGTGTCATCATCTGTTAATACAATTGGTGTCTTGTTAGTGAACTTTTGTCCTCCGGTTACAGTAATTGCTGCACCGTTCCATTCTTGGATACCCCAAGTTGTTCCTCTTGTATCAACCCACCAAGTACCATTGTCCGGATTCGCTCCCGGAGCATCTGCTGTACCTGCTAATTGTCCTAAATCTACGTTAGCTCTAGTAACAAACGCGGCATTTGATACGCCTAATAATGAATATGCTGCTAACAAGCCGTATTCATTTAATTCGCTTCCGTGAATTGGTGTGTTACTTGCTGTCTTTTCAAAGTTTGGTACTCCAAAAAGATCTACTAATTCTTTCTGTGACGTTACCTTAAATGCTTTGCCAGCATTTGCGGCCGTTGTTGCTGAAGCAGTTCCTGTGCCTGCAGCATTAATTTTATCTTGGGCTGTTGCAACTACGATAAGAGGTGTTGTACCCGGTTCAGCGGGGGTGTAAAAACTCTCATCTATTACAGTTACTTCAACGCCTGGTGATTGTAGTGCCATTCCGTTATCTCCTGGTAATGTAAAAGTATATTGTTATACCTAATCTGTATTACTAATGTATTTAGTAGATAATAACAAAAAGTGCTGTTTATACCTATATAAAAAGGGGTCTAAAAGGTGTAAATATAGATATGAGACCCCTTTGTAAATGCGGTTTAAGACCACGTGCAGTTAATTACAAAAAGAACGGCAAGACTTATTATAGAAGTCTGTGTGAAGCCTGTTCAACGCACGGTCTATATCACGGAATACCAAGGTGGCATCGAGCAGGATATAGAATTAAAAAGCAGTGTGATAAGTGTGGATTTAAATCGCCACATAAAGAAATATTTAGGGTATTTCACGTCGATGAAAATCTAGATAACTGTAGACCTCAAAACTTAAAGACAGTTTGTGCAAATTGTAGAAGTGTGTTATCTAAAGAAAATATACGTTGGAAACAAGGAGATTTAGTGGCTGACTACTAATAAGTTTTCAATTTGTGCATACAACTCATCTATAGAACTGTTATTTTCAACTATTGAATCAAATTCAGTGTTTACCCAAGCCCATTCACTAGGATGTACTTTTGATAATTTCATCTCATTAATATGAAAATTTGACCCTTGATTTGCTTGAACAGCATTATCGTACCATTGTGGTAATTCGCCACGTTTTACCCAAATTACTTTGCCGCCTGCTTTCTTAATTATATCAACTTCATTTGGAAATCTGCAATCACTAATAACAATATCGTCTGTGCTGTTACGTAGTTTATTCTCTAAACTTGCTACCCAAATATCATCGTGAAACGCTCTACGACACACTTCAGTGCCCCAATACTGTAAAACCCATCTTGGTGTTAAAGTAGGCATATCTAATCTTTCAGCCCACCAATGATCTATTTGCTCTCTCCATTCACGAGCTTCTTTAGATCGACCTTCTAGCATTTCTCTATCCCATCCAAAAACTACTGATACTGCGTCTTTGAGTGTTCCCGCAAAACTTTCTCTGCGAAATCCGTGTTCATTAGTTAGATGGTCGGCTACTGTATCTTTACCACAGCCGATGAATCCGCAAATGCCTATTATCATATAAAATATCTCCTAAGTAATACTAACATTATAGCATCACTTGTAGGATTGTCAAGTCTAAATATACGGTCTTGGTTGTCCGGCTTTGCCCGTATTAAGTTTACGTGCTAACACACTTGCTGTGTTAATTGACTTTGTTCTTTGTTGTCTACGTGCTTGAGTAGGTCCAGTTCTTGCTCTGGTTGTCTTCATTTTTTGGGCTTTGGCAACATTATACTGTTGGTGACATTTAGATGGATGACTAACTTGTCTACCAGCTCTTGGACCTGTTGAACAACGAAATCTTAATTTGGTTTTTCCGCCTTTAGCAGTACCACTTGTTCTACCCCAAACCATCTTTGCAGTTTCATTGTAGATTTCTTCGTGTTCTTCTGTGATAAATTCTGATGCTTTCATTATCCGTTGATCCAATAGTATCCTTGGCCGCCTGGTACAAGTGTTACTAGTTCTGCTGTAAGTCTTTCAATATCTGAAAACCCTTCTTGCTTAATACTAGCACCATTAAGTGCGGTACCGCCTTGTGGACCAGCAATACTAGCAAATTTTTCTCTTGCTTGACCTAACATAACTTTACAGTTTGCAAGTGTGTAATCTCTTATCCACTGTCCTGCATACTGATCATTTATGATAGTGTAATCAGGCTTATTATTGTAACACCATAGAAGCACTTGTTCTTCTCCTCTTGGGCGTTGCATAATAATTAGTTTCTTGCTTTGTGGGTTCCAAGTAAAGTTGATAAATGAACCAAACATTTTACCTACTAGTTCTTGGTATCCTGCAAATAATTCGTATGTAGCAAGTCCACCCATATTCGTTGAACTTAACAAATATGTATTTGTGTATGCTAAGTTGAAAGGTTCAAAAACTGTACCACCAGTTCCATTACCTGTACGTGAACCAACTGAACGTCTAAAAATTTGTCTTACCTGTTGTATTTCATCAGGCAAAATATAATCATTCTTTTCTTTTTCAAGTGTCAGAGTGATGTAACTTTCTTCAACAGCATTATCAGATCTTTGTCTAAAAACACCCAATGCACGTTTTAATCCTGTTTCGTAGTGAATAGGATCTAGTTCGACGTCGATCATACCGTCGCCGAGCATTGCTTTTACGTAATCGAATACTTCTTGTTTTGCGCTATCTATTTGGCTCATATAACTATTTATGCCTTGTGACGGAATAGGTAAATACATATACTATGCCAAGACTGAGTTTATACCGTCCCGAGAAGGGCAACGATTACAAATTTATTGATAAAACTGCCTGGGAGATGTTCCAAGTTGGCGGTACCGATGTGCTTATTCATCGCTATCTAGGACCTGGAACTAGTAGAGAAGAAACACCTACTACACCTAGATATAATGCTAATGACCCTACAAATATACAGGATATGTTATTCCTTGAAAATAGAGATCGTAAGTATGATCCAGATGTATATGTATTACGTGGTGTTTATAACGTAAATGATGTAGATTTTAATCTAAGTCAATTTGGTTTATTTCTACAAAACGATACATTGTTTATTACATTTCATATTAATGACACTGTAGAAAAACTAGGTAGAAAATTAATATCAGGTGATGTAATTGAATTACCTCATTTAAAAGACGAATATGCATTAAACGATTTAAATTATGCACTAAAAAGATTTTATGTAATTGAAGACGTAAACAGAGCAGCAGAAGGATTTTCTGTTACTTGGTATCCTCATTTATACAGAGCAAAGTGTAAACCATTAGTAGATGCACAAGAATTCAAAGATATTTTAGATGCCGTTGCAGGTGAAGAAAATAACAAAGGCGAATATAATGCTAATTCAACTTACTTTCCTGGTGATATAGTTTCTTACAACGGTGAGAAATACGAAGCAATATCAGAAACAACTGCATCGCCACCGGGTGGTGATTGGAAACTTGCCGATACACTTAAAGACATTATGTCAACTTATGAAAAAGAAA